CACAGTTTGCATGGTCAACCTGCTCGTCCGGGCCAGCGTCTAATATTACCCTGTGCAGATAAACCATCTTTCTGCCGTTCATGCGACCGCGCGCATACCAGCACTTATGTTGTGGAACGGCGAACCAGCGATAGCATCCGAATCTTTCATAATCCTCGTCATCGACGAGTGCCACCTTGCCTTGCGTCAGCGGTATCTCCCTGCTCATTGCATCGTCACGTTGTCATCGTCCGACAGAAACCGCAGCCGCACGTCATGCTCGGCGTCGGTGTGTATTTTTTCCTCGCACAGCTTTATTTGACGATCACGCTCGGTCAGGTCGCCGCGCAGCAGCGCTTCAAATGCGGCCTTGAGGTGCTCGCGGGCGGTAGTCACACCGCCACCTTCACCGGCACGTCGCCATGCAGCATCTGATGCCACGCGACGGTGAGCGGCAGTCCCTGCTTCAAGTCCACGTAGTGCTTGTCGCCGAACTCGCGGACATAGCGCCCGTTGTCGAGCCCGACATGCGACGGCGCTCCGCCATCCGTGCCCGAAGCGATCTTCGGCAGGCGCACTGGCACCTTGAGTATCTCGCCGATCTTGCGCGCCAGCACCACGATGGAAATCTCACCCACCATGTTGCCGACCGTCTCGCCTCCGCGCCCGGTGTTGTAGGCTGGACCGCCGACGTTGTAGAGCGCCTGCTCGCCGCGGATCAGGATATTGAGCAGCATCTCCACGGCATCTGTGACGTAGAGAAATACGCGCCGCGCTTGCCCGCCGTCCTTAAGCGCGATCTCGCCGAACATGATCCCCTGATCGATCAACTCGCTCATCACGCGTGTATCTTTTTTGCGTGCCCCAGGTCCGTATACGGAGCACACCCGGGCGATGATTGCGGTTTTGCCGGCGCGCCGCGCCTCGTGGCAGATGGCCTCGCCGCAGCGCTTGCTCTCGATATAGATGGCGCGGGAGTGCGCGGGCGTCGTCGTGCCGATGTCGTTCTCGTTGTGGAGGCCGCGCGGATTGCCATTGTAGAGTTCTGACGTGGAGAGAAACAGCAGTCGCCCGCCAGGATTAAGCCGCTCCAGCAGACTCATCAGCATTGTTGTATTAACCGCCGCCGTCCCCATTGGATCGTCGAGAAACCGTGACGGCTGCGCGTAACCGGCCGCGTGGATGATGTAATCATACGTGCCGAGCATGGGTCCGTTGCGTCGCCCCTTGGTCTGGACGGGAATGCCTGCCGCAGTGAGTGCCGCGAGGATATTGGCGCCGATCAGGCCCGTCGCGCCGGTCAGCAGAACGGAGCGCCCGTTCATCGGTAGCAGGCTGATAGCGCGATTGACGCGCTCGGCGCCCTCGGCGAGTAGATCGTTCATGCTCTTGGTTCCTCAAGGCTGATGTAGGCGAGTTGCCGCTGTATGACGGCTTGACTAATCCACCCACCAGCCACTTTCTCATCGGCCGGAAAGTAAGAGTGCATCATCGGGACCTTGGTCATCAGCGCAGCCTGTTCCTCGCACCGATGCGTCGGCCCAAGCTTCTCGTACTCATTTGCGCCGCCCACGCCGACGAATAGGCCTGCAAGTTTCTGTTCGCCGAAGTCGAGGCGAATAAATTCATACGCGCGCCTTACCAGGAACGCACTGATCGTGTGGTAGATCGGATAGAGGCCCGACATCGCGAGACCGGCGGCGAGACCGACGGAGGCCTGCTCGCAGACGCCTAGGTTGTAGCAACGCTTCGGGTGGCGAGCGAAAGTGTCTCGGAAGGCGTAAACCCCGATGTCGCCCAACAGCAGCACGACACTCTCGTCCTCGTCCATGAGGCGCGATGCCGTCGCGACGAACTGGGAGCGGAGGGTCACGACAGCTCCATCTCCGCTGGCGCCGCGCGGTGGTGCCACGCCTGCGGATCGGCCTCCATGACCGGACACCCACGCCCCTTAATCGTGTCGCAGATGATCGCGACCGGCGCATCGCTGCCGGTGAATTGGGCCATGCGCGCTATGGCTCGGACGTCGTGCCCGTCGATGCGGCAGGTTCGCCATCCGAAGGCGGAGAATTTTGATGGGAGGTCAGAGGAAAATCTTTCTCCATCGATCGCAAGCGGGCTCGACGAATTTGCATCGACGAAAACAACAAGGTTGGTGAGCTTGAGATGAGAAGCGAGGAGCGCAGCCTCCCAGCACGAGCCTTCGTTGAGTTCGCCGTCACCGACGAGGCAGAAGATTCGCCCTTGCTCATTTTTGATCCTCTTTGCGAGCGCCATGCCGGTGGCCGTCGGAAAGCCGTGGCCGAGCGAGCCGGTGGTGGCTTCGATGCTGAATTGCAGGGAGCGCTCCGGGTGACCCATAAAGGGTGACATCTCGCAAAAGGCATCGCCCCAGGTTGGTGGTATCCACCCCTTCGCCTCTAGCACCGCATACAGCGCGAGCGAGGCGTGGCCCTTACTTAAGATAAAGCGGTCGTCCGGCCCGAGAATCTCGTCGTAGATGGCCCACAGGATCTCGGTAACACTGAAAGACGACGGCAGATGGCCCTCGCCCGCTTGGGCGGCGACCTCGATCATGCGTCTGCGAAGGCCCCTCAGCACGTCGTCCGACATGCGCCGCACAATGGGCGGTTGCGAACAAAACCTCTAGGCTAGTTCAACCCTGCAACCACAATATCCTGTGGATTAGTCTATTCAATGTAGCCCATTTGGCAAAATCAACCGCGGACGCCTCGATTGTGGCTTGTGCATCAGCTTCGTCGCGTTGTCCTTGATCTCTTCAAACATATTGGCCAACACGAGCCACCGCTCCTCATTGCGGTGGATAGCCAAGGCGCGGCAGTATTCCCGCGACGCGGTCAGCCGATCGATCAGCCCGATGAAACATTCACGTTCTGAGAGTGAAGCTATGACACGTCTCCATCTTTCTTGATTTTCTGGGTCGCATAATATCTTGCGCGCCCACGAAGAATGGCCGCGACGTGCGCCGGGGAGAGCTTCCGTCCTCGGTGGGTCGCGCTCATCTTTTCGCGGGCATTTTGGCTCGCTTTGCGCCCCGTCGCCAACTCTCGAAGCCTCTGTTTCGTGGCTTCGGTATGTTTGATGGGTGCGCGCCGCTTCATTGCATCGCTTAGTTTCTGGCGATGCTCCGCAGAGAGAATTTTACCCTTCCCCCCAGCGCTCATATTGCGGCGTGCTTGTTCTGACATCTTCACGCCACGGCGTAGAGTGATAGCAGCAAGCCTCGCGGCCTCGCGCTTGGCCAAAAGTTCGGGATCGGCGGCTACGCGACGCAATTGGGCCGCTGCATTTGCCTTTGATTCTGGTGTCTTGTGATACGCTGCGAGCCCCTCAATCATTTTTTTGGCATGGGCCGGATCCCCGCGGAGAGCCAACCCTACTTCCCGTTGCTTTTGTTTGTGCGCGGGAGTGGCCCTCGCCGCCATTATGGCGGCGCGGGTTTCGCCAGACCATTGCAAACCAAGGTTGGATTCGGCGATCTTTCTGATGTTATAGCCCGTTGCCATTTTGTGCGATTCGTAGCCGTCAATAACCAACTGCTCGTAGAAAATCGCATCTTCCGACCGACAAATAAGGATAGTCCTAAAGGCAAAGGCGGGCTCCCCGTATTTGTTCCAACCATTCTGAAGCGCCTTATTCCTGTGCCTATTTCGGCGTAGCGAATAGCGATGCTCGGCAAAGCGGCGTTGCAAATTCTGCGCGCTCCCGACGTACCGCCGCCCGCTTTCAACGTGCTGGATTTCGTAGACGCCCGCCGACGCCGCCACCCTATGCACTCCCCTGCGTTCCGCCGGTTCCGAGCATCATCGACAGCGCGTTCTGCCCGCCGCCGACGTCGGTATCCGACAATGTTTGAGCGCCCTGCACCGCAGCGAGCGCATTCTGCCCCGCTTGCTGCTGCGCCAGCGCTTGCTGTTCCTGCTGCGTCTTTTGCATGACCACTTCGCGCGGCACGATGACCCGCCCCGGAACCCCGATCATCTCGCCGTATTCGCGCATGAACTCGATCGGATCCAGGCTGAATTTCGCCTCCGGATACACGGCCCCGAGCGAGCCCGCCAATTGTGCCCACCGCTCCATGCCTGCGGTCGCCGCGGCCTTCTGGGCCAGCGCCATGATCGAAATGTACTCAATTTCGAGCGGTATCTGACGCAACGCCGCGGGCAACGGTGGCAATAGCTTCTTCCGGTCCATGATGCGGAAGATGCGTTTGATGCAGGGGCTGGCATATTCGTTCTGGAACCGTTCGACCACGGGGCCGAGCACTTGGAGCTTCTCCTGCTGCCGCTGTGCCACCTCGTAGGCGGTCATGCGGTCGGAACCCTGCTGCTCCAGCATCATAAAGAGGTCGTTGAAGAAGCCGCGGCGTATCCGCTCTTGGATCGCCTCCATGTTCTTCATCATCTCCGCAACCTGCGGGTTGACCTCGTAGATTGGCCGCATACCGCGCTCATTGCCGAGCTGGGAGACGTAGGTGACATGCCCGGGCAGGATCGATGACGGCTCGTTCTTGAGTTCCATACTGGCCAGCAGCGGCGGCCGCACCATCTTCTCAACGGCTTCCGCCAGCCGCGCCGTCATCACCTGCAACTGCATAATGTCGGGAAGCACGTCCATGCCGACCGAGCGGCCATAGGGGTCATTCGAGGTTACCGCCCAGCGCGGGCAGACATGAGGTTGGTCCTTGAAGCCGCGCAGGGACAGCGGTTGCGCGCTCGCCGCACCCCAGACCCAATAGGCCTCGCGCCAAGTGAAGTCGCCCTTAACGACTCCGATCTCGTTTCCAGGCTCGATCGCGACGGGAAAATTTGGCTCGATGGCGTGGGCGACGAGGCGCTCCATCTCGAGCGAGCCGCCCTTGGTGCGCCACAGGCCCTGCACGTCAGCCGGGCAATTTTCTAGGCCGAACATCTCGACGATCTGGGCGACCGTCATCACGAAATTCCGGTACATGCTCTCCACCCGGTTGGCGGGGGAGGAGAACAGGAAGTATTCGCCCGGGCAGGGATTGTAGCAACGGATGACGTCGCGATCGTCTTCGTAGATGATCTGTGGGCCCGAGCCGAATGTGGTCAGGTCCTCGAACATCTGGGCCGACTGGTCGTAGAAATTAGACCTCGCCATGACGCGATACATCGCGTCCTCGACGTCCTCGAACCACTGCGTCACGTCATCGCCGAGCGACTCGCGATCCATGCCCGAGGGTTTGAGCTTGAACCATGGGCGCCCCGGCGACATCAGCCCAGACATCAGGCCGGCCGCGCAGATGCGCATGGCCTGGGTTCCGGTCGGATCCAGGATGGCTTGGTTGATCGGTTGGCCGCGGTTCATCGTGTTGGGTGTTGGAAATGCCACATTGATGAAGATACCGCGGCGCGGCAGCAGGTAGGTCTCAAGCAGTTGCCAGTGCTGGGCCCACGAATAGCGCCAGGACCGGCTCATGTTCAGCCGCGACTCCATGTGTAGCCTGAGCCGGTTCCAATCCGAATCCGCGCTCGCATTCCTGGCCCGCTTGGCGGGTGGCGCAACGGCGGGCTGCTCGGCGAGTTGCTTGGGCCCCGAGTTCTCGTAGACGGCAAGGCGGGTGCTGGTGCGCGGCGCCATCAGGCGCCACCAAAAAATTCAACGCTGAGGTTCGGCGGGAACGATGTCGGTCGGCTAGGGAAATCTAGCCTCTGGAAGCGCTGACCGTAGCCGGAGTTCCGGCTGTTTTCGAGCAGAGTGATCCAGCGACAATTTTCGGGACAGTAGTCTTTCCAACTGTCGTCTCGCTCAATCGTCAACCCATGGACGTATCCCGAGGAGAGCGCCCAGTTTCGAAACCCGTCAAAGGTCTGCCATGCTTCGCAAACCTTGATTCCTCGCCCCGAGTAGTTCCGGTACTTGTGTTTTTTGACACGGCAACGCTGCACCATGCAGTGCCAGATGCCATAGAGGCGCTTGTGCTGCGACGCGCGCGAAATCCCACCGTGATCTGATGCGCTGGCTGAGCGCCTGCTATGTTCGCACTTCTTGCAGCCAACGCCGGCACGGTTTCTAGTTTCCCAACAATTCAGATAGCTCGTGGTACGAGAGATGTGACCACCACAGTCGCATTGGCATAGCCATACTGCGCTGCCGTTTGCATTGTTGGATAGCCTTCCAATGACTGTGAGACGTCCGAACCGGCGGCCCATCAAGTCGTGGCGCGGAACCATCTTCCCCTCATGTCAAGAGACTTTTTACAGCCTTATTCTTAGCAGGTACAATTAATCCAGCGGGTCCACCTTGGTTACGGATAGTATCTCCAAACCCCAGCCCGCCGGCCATCCGCGCCTTCTCGGCCTGGATCGCGCCAGCCGCTCCCGTCTGTGGTGACGCCAGCGTTGGCGGCATCGCGGCGGGTGGCGGAGGCGGCGGAGTTGGAACATTGAAGCCGAATAATGAGCCCATGCGTGACTCCGGCGCCCAGCG